CTTCATCTTCGGGGTCTGAATAAAAATCTGGGTCACCATCTCCACCTATTTTTAATTCATCTTTTGGAGGATTTTCTACCAAGCCTTGAATTTTTTCAAACTGCACTTTACCCATTTTTATTCTAATTTGGGAAGCTGGTTCATCTTTCTTTGCTCCCACAAAAAATTCACGGGTAGGTGTGCTAATGGACTCATCATGCTTTACAGTATATTCTTGACCATCTTTGTCTGAAACTGTAATATTTCCATCTTCATCTTTTTCTCGGATAGCCCTAGCAAACTCTTTGTTTCTAAACTTTCCAGCAGGTTTAGTATCGAATTCTCCGTGGGGGAAGGGCACTCCGGGAGGACTCTCAGGCGACCACTCAGGTTCAGGAGCAGGCTCATCAAGTTCGGGTTCAGATTTTCCGTCTTTAACCTTATCAACATTGGCCTCAGCATCGTCAGAAGCAACATCTGCGGATTTGTCTGCTGGTTGTCCCAAAGTTTGCAAAGCATATTTGGCGACTAGGGAGAGTAGAGAACGATGATGTTTTGCAAACACTCCATCAAAAGTTTTCTTTGCTTCTTCAAAGTCTTCTCGTAAAAGACACTCTAGTTCTGCAAATTCTGATTCGCCCTGAAATTGATTTGGGAATTTTTGTCTATCTTTCCAAGCATGTGGATCATTTTGATAATTTGGATCATTTTGATAACCTTTGCTTAAAGCAAATTGGCGAAGATTTGGATCACCGCCAGTGGCCCCTTGCCACATGCCCTTTAACCAATTTTTGGCTCTCCCCCATAGTCCCGGTTTTTGAGGAGCAGCACCAGCGACAGGAGTAGCGGACCCAGCGGGTGTTGCTGATGTGCCTCTATTAAACCCGTATTGGGTCAAAAGGTCTTTTTTGAGTTGCTTAAAGATAACTTCTACTTCTTTTTCAATAGAATAAGCAGCTTGAGGCATTGCATTTTGCAATTGTGCCCAAGGATCAACTGCCCCCTCAGCCTCTTTTAGAATATTTTTTACTTGATATTTAGCTTCGTTAATAAAGAGTCTAGCCTGAGCACATTCTTCATTAAGAGCTTCTTGAATGATTGCAGGTAATTGCTTAATCATTCTGTGTTCGTGAATAGTTTTCCACTTAGAATCAGAAGCTACAGCGTTTTCACAGTAATTGATTAAATTTTCCGTATATTTTGGACATACGATAAGCCCAACAACTTCGGTTTCCCAACTTTTGAAGATACTATCAACGTCTTCAAAAGTTAGGCACCTTTCGTTATTATTGCTTTCTTTTAATCTTCTGTATTCCTTATAACTGAGCATGCTAATCTCCTACGAAGTTCCTTAGTTTATATAGAGAATCTAAGGCTATTCTACATTGGGGGTGTATTCTCCAATCTTTTTTAGAGCCATTAAGCATGAGTCGAAGGTATGGAATGGGCTTCCAAGATATGCAAAAGATGTTGCCTTGAATGCTTCTTCTTTTTCTTCTGGGACTATAAACATTAAGCCTCTATCTTGACCCTTTCCTACACACCTCACTCCCAGAGGATGATTCCCATATTCTTTCATTAGAACATAGGCTGCTTGGCCCATATCATATAACGAACTTGTTTCGCCTTTGTATGGCGATGGCCAAGGATTGATTTTCTTCAAAGCCATAAGACAAGAATCAAATAAGTAGAAATCGCTTGGAGGCATATAATCAAATATCAGATCATTAAATTGATCTTCTGCCGCCTCTTCGCATTCAAAATAAATTGCTTTGCCTCTCTTGCCAATTACTTTAAACTGATGCATCAGGAGATAGGCGGCAATGCCTAAATCTGTTACAAATTTATGGTTGGTCATTTCTTACTTCCTTTTCTTTCATTACTGAGTTGCATTCTCTGCTGCAATCAAACAACCTCTTGCTACCGAGTAGAGAGGATCATTTGGTCTAATTACTTTGCCTATATCAATAGGCAAATCAGCGTTTTTCAAAACTTTCGTAAACAATGTATCAAAGCCCGGTGGAGACGATGTTCCGCCAGCAATGATAATGTCAACTGGATGATCCAGCCTTGCTTTCTTATCAGAGTGATCAATCAAACCTTTTTTGATTGTCCCTACAGTCTTTTCTATCATTAAGTTGTACTGAGTAATAATAGCTCTTTCAACTAATGTTGTTGCTTCTTTACCCAAATCAATCTTTTCTTTTTCTTTGTTGATAAAGGTTACAGATTCGCCCGTAGCCCTTGCTGCTTGTTTATCGATCCAGTCTCCACTGTTTACAATAGAGAAGGTGAATACTGGTGCTCCATACATTGCAAAGCAAAGGTTTACCATGCCTGCTCCGAAGGAGATTCCAATTCCAGTAAATGCTTTTTCAGCAAGCTCAGCATAAACTAGAGCCAATGCTTCATTGATAGGCATCGGAGTAATCTTGAATCCATCAGGCTTACTTCTATAAGCCTTGAAGATAGCTTCCAATATTTTTCCGTGATAATCAGCATCTGTTTCTGCATTGATGGCATTTGCTGGCACGCTGTAATAAAGAAGGTCACCTTCATTTTGCACGTCATCCAATAGACTGTGCATCATTATGTTCATGATTTCAAAGGCATCTCGTTCTTTAGGATTTACACAGCCATCTTTCATAGGTCTTTTGAGTTCTATGGATGGCATCGTGTAAGCCATATTAATTGCTGCTTCGCCAAGGGCATAAGCAACTTCACCTCGTTCAATCAATGGAACTCCAGCGGTCTTCATCATATTGAACACAAACCGATTCTCTAGTGGCATTTCTAAGAATGCATTAACTTCTCTCTTGTGAATGAAGTTACCATCGCTGTCTCTATGACAGGCTACTAAGTTATATGTGCCGCAATCGAAACCAAATCCAGCCATTTCATACCTCCTCTTTTAATTTTACGTGTCCCCAGCGTGTGCCGGTATTGATTCTAGTTACAACATTTCTATTAACGTTGAATTTTTCAGCAATGGTTGCCTGCTTATGCCCAAGAGCCAATTGTTTTTTTAATTTCTATGACATCTTCTTCGCATAATTTGGAATTAACATTGTTGGAACCTCTCATTTTATTTTTTTGATTTTCATCCCATCTTTTTCCAAAGTTGGGATTACTTTCTCCGTCATAAATTCCTTTCTTTTTCGAAGACATTAATTCTTTGGTTTTATCGCTGTGCTTCTTGCCATGAAAGCTGTTATGATAACCTTCTTGATCTTCCACATAAATAATAGAATTGTACAAATTCCCTTGATTGAAATCTATCCAATGTTGCTCTTTAGAACTAAGGACATCTAATTCGCATTCCTCTAAAATAATATATTTGAAATTATCTTTTCCATGTTTGTTGTAACTTCTTTGCAGATGAATATTGAAATGGCGGTTACATTTTAACATAGATTTGTGTCTCATGAAGCGATTTTCTACATCGGTTGCTTTGCCAACATATATTTTTTCATTCACTTCATTTATAATGCCATAAATACAAGGCATTTATTCCTCCCCTTGCTTAATGTTTTTGCCAAAATCTTCGAGTCCTGCTGTTGACCCAAAATCAGGCACAACCCAATCAACTTCATCGTCTTCTGTTTGTTCTGCATAGTTTCCACTAACGTTGACCTTGATTCCTCCAGCGGAATCGAGATTAATTGTTAGGTTCAAGTCAATTTGATGATCAATCTTTAAATTGACTTCACCATCTTGTCCTTGGACATATGTTACATTTCTGGCTTTTATTTTTTGTGGCATATCTTATTTACTATCATAGTTTGTTATTTGCTTAATTTCTTACCAACTAGAATAGCCCTCCTTAAATTGTGATGAGTTAGAAATGCACTAAATTTCCTAGTGAATTCGATTTCTGTTTCGGTTAGGTCCATGTGTTTTCGAGATACAAATCTCATAGCTGTTTTCCAGTTTTCCAAATCGTCTTTTCTAGTTGTCCATTCTGCATTTTTCTTGAAGTATTTTTCAAGCATCCACTCAAGGTGTTTTTCAACTAATAACCCGCAAGAGCGGCGGAATAACCATCTGTTTTTCATGATCCCATCTCCATTTTTCAAACATTCTTTTGCACCCATCTAATATCATGTCAGATGTCAGTTCTATTAGGCAAGGTTTCAAATAACCGTGTTTCTGCTTAGTGCATAAGCCCCAATTGTAGCAAGGCCCACAGTCCCAATCTCCATTATCTCTATGCTTCTGAACAAGTTCAAAATCATAGTGTTTGCCATAAACTTTACCATCAGCCCATGTAAAGATACCCGTAAGAGGTTTAGATAGACCTCCTGCCAAGTGAAAAGCAGCGGTGTCTACAGAAACAACATAATCTGATTGATCAATTACTCCCATCCACTGCTTAATAGACACATTACATATTGTTGGGATGTTTAATTTTGCTAATTCTTCTACCGGGTGCAGGTGTACTCCATAGACATAATATCCTTGTTTTAATAACTCTGTTGCTACTTTAGTAATATGATCCTTGGTGAGATTTTTACCAGCCATTGCTGAAAAGGGGCATAAAGCTACGGCTGGGCCTGTTCTGTATCGATTCTTCTCAATAATGCTTTTCCCAAATTCTTTTTGCTCTTGGGAGATGTTTAAGTGCATATTGTGCTTGGTGAGTTCTATTCCACAATGATGTGCCCAAATGTCACTTCTATTGTACTCAGCATAAGGGGCTTTGGCTAATTCGTATCTGCCACAAGCTGTGGTGGTAATATAAGAGATAACATAGCTGGTTCTATCTACTTCCCCAGAATCTATCACCTCATCCACGAATGGATGGTCTTCAACTGCATCATGGTATTGAGGAGGACAAGCAAAATGAACTTCTGCTTCGGGCATTATTCGCTTGAAATCTTCGAACATCATCCGATGCATGAGAATATCGCCCAAACCACCGACTGCTCTTATAACCAGTATTTTGTTTCTCCTCTCGTAGAATTCTTTAAGATTGAGTCTACGAGGTCGAATTAGCGACCCTTTACCCCTTGTTTTTTTTCCTCTTACTACTCTCATGCTTTAATAGAGTAACCAACAAAAAAAGCCGCCTACCGAAGTAGACGACTTTTAGTTTTAATTAAGCTTTTGCTTAGCTATTGCAGACAGACTTGACAGAAACAAGTACCTGAACGATTGCGGCAGTAGCACCCGAAAGGCTATTGTCGAATGCGATTTGGCTAATTACCATTTCGCCAGCGTTGAAGACCTGAGTCTCACTTGTTCCAAGATCAAAGACTGCGTTAACGTCGCCGTTCAATCTTACTGTAAGAGCTTGTGAAGCGTCTTGGTTTTCGATCTGGGCGAAGA